ATAGCTACTAATAGTGCATATCTTAAAACAATAGATCAAGATACAAGCCACTTAAAAACTAATTCAGATAATAAAACCTCTCATCTTTCTGTTAATTTAGATCATATTTCTGATAACTTAGATGATATAGTAAGTAATACAAATAAGAATAAAACTCGCTATAAATACTCAGGAGCAACAACAGTTAGTTTAGCAACTGGAGGGCCTGTAGTAGGCCCAGGAACTTCTACTAGCGACTCTGTCCGTGCTAACTTGTCTAATGGCGAGTATGTAATAAAAGCTTCTTCTGCTAAAAGTATGGGTAGAGACGTATTAGATACGCTTAACTCTACAGGATCTATAGCATCATTAGGTAGAAAAGGAGATACAGAATTAGCACATATTAACTCTGTAGAAGCCCAAATGCTTAAATCAATAGGGGGTTCAGGCTCTAAAAATCCTCTTTCTGGTCTTAAAGAATTTTTCTTTGACGGATTTAATCCTTTACTAGGTATTAAAGACGCAGCACTATCTGCTGCTACATCAATTATAAGTAACACAAATCAACCAGAAGGTTATAGTCCAGAAAAAATAGGTAGTAATTCTAGCTGGAATAGAGCAAATTTTGCTAATAATACTTTTGCTAAAAAAGTATTAGTAGAGCTTACAAGATATATAGCAGCTAATAGAGATGGAAAAGCCTTTACGCATTCTCAAGCCTTTAACTCTATTTCTGATGCGTGGTTTGAATATGATCAACCTAATATTATACAGTTCAATAGAGGTTCTTCGTTTAACAACGGCCGCAGAGGCACAAGCAATATAAATACCTTAATAAGAAGACTACAAAATGATTATCCTTCTTTTGCTGATGGGGGTAGGATTTCAGGTGCTGGTACTAGTATTAGTGACTCTATTATGGCTATGTTGTCGGACGGTGAGTATATTATTAGAAATTCATCTGTTGACAATGTGGGGGTAAATACTTTAGACTATATAAATAATACAGGACAACTACCTCAAGGTGATACTAATGTAGAAGTAAATATTACTAATAACGGATCTCCAGTAGACGTAGAAGCTGAGCCTAAAGTTAGTATAATAGATGGCAAGGTAGTAGTAGATGTTATACTTAAAGATTTAAGAACTAATGGTCCTATTAAGAAGACTATTAAGAAGATAAAGTAGAGGGACATGGCAACATACATATATCCAGATGATGCGTCAATGAACGATAGAAAACCAGATAGGGGCTATAGCATTGCTAGAGCCCCTAATAATACGTCTTTTAGCTCTGTTTTAGGATATGAAAAAAGAAAAAGATTATCTAGAAAAGTACTAAGAAAATTTACTTTTAGCTATACAAATATAAGCGAAGCTAGAAAAATAAGTATTGAAAATTTTTACTTAGACAGGGGTGGAGACTTTGAGACTTTTAAATTAGACTTAGCTCATTTTGGATTATCGGGAACTGCTAATGTTAAGTTCTCTGAATCTTTAGATATAAATCATGTAATTTCTGGTGATAATACTGATATATTTAATATATCTCTAATATTAACCGAGGTGGCTTAATGTCTTCTCGTTCTTATGATTTTATACTTAAACTAGCGGATACAAGTAGCTTCTCTGTAGGAAATTCTGTGCTAGGAATTTCTTCTAATGCTTTTGGTCAAGTAATAGCCAAGGATAGTAGTAATCTAAAAGTAAAAGTAGCCAATTCTAAACATTACTTTATTTCTTCAGAAAATATAATTTCCAATGTAACAGTAAATACATCTGCTACCTACCAACAATCTTTTACTTCTACTCCTATAGTAATAGATAGTAACTCATACTCTATAAATGGAACAAGTAACACTTTTGCTCTACCTCATGTTCCCTCACATAAAGCAGAAATTGAAATATATGCTGATAATGTATTTATAGAATCTGAAAAATATGTATGGCCTAGTACAGTTTTAGACGGTGTAGGAGTAGATTTTAAAGATATAGAAATAGTAACCTTTCCAGCAGCAAATGATAGGGCTATAGTGACTAGTGCTAATTTTCCTACTACGGGTACTACTAGTTTAACCCTGAAAGTATCTACGGGAGATAAAGATTCTTTGTCTTTTTTAGGATCTAATACTCCTACTACTCAAATACAAACAGGATCTAGTACTATAACTACTATATATCCTTCTAACTTTGTGTTAAATAGAAATGCTTTTGAAGAAGAACCTATTGTAAGATTATACTCTATCTACTATCCAGGAGAGTGGTATCCTGCTAATGATAAAGGCAATCCTACAGGAGAAGGCGCAGGTAGACCTTGGCCTTACGGTTTTCCTATTAGATATGCAGAAATAATAGGAGAAGACTTCTCTATTGAGGACTATACAATAACTCATCAAAGTAATAACTATGTATCTTTTCCTATTAACTATCCTGGAATCTCTATTAGTTCTGATGGGTCTATAGGAGAGATAGACTTAGAAATAAGTAGTATTGATTTAGCTCTGCCCACCTTAGTAGAAGATCCTTTCCTAGTAGGGTACAATAATACTTCTGCAATATCTAGTACTGTTAACGGTGAGGTACTAACTAACATTGATCCAAGAACTGTACTTTCTAACCCTTCTTATGACTCAGATATAGCAGATTCTAGAGGACAAAATCAACCTTATGATTATAGTACTACTAGCTCTTTAGGAGAAGAATGGGTTTCTTTGATGCCGGATAGTAGAGATTTATTAGGGGCGGTAGTAGAAGTAAGAAGCTATTATGCATCTTCACTAGAGTATTGGCCTGAGTTTTCTATCATAAGTGGAGTATCTGGAGATTCTATACGCTTAGAATCTACAGCCCCTTATAGAGTAGGAGACACCGTAAATAGTAATGTAAGTACTAGTATTGCCACTATTACAAATGTTTATAGTAATAACTATATAAAATTAGATCAATCTATTACTGGCGCTGTAATAGGAGATAAACTTTTAATAAATAATAGCAATTATGATCCTGATGCTTATGTAGAAAGAAAGTTTACAATTAATAAACTTAACTCATATAATGATTCTTCTATTAGTTTTAACTTAGGAAGTAGAACAACTAATTTATTAAAAGAAGTGCCAAGAAGAAAATTTTATAAAAACACTTGCCCTTGGAAATATAAAGGAGTAGAGTGTAAGTATCCTAGTGGAGGCACAGGGGTAATTAGCAATAGTGTGCTACCTAAAACTGCTAATGGTATGTTCACTATAAATAATGTGGCGACTTCTGACCCTAACTTAGATAAATGTTCTAAAAGTATAGCTGCTTGTAAATTACGAAATAATTTATTAAATTGGGGAGGGTTTCCCGGTGTTAGAAACAAAGTTTAATTTACTTTTAGATACAATAGGCAAATATTCTCAGTCTCAGTATCCTTTAGAGGCTTGTGGTATAATTACTTTAGATTTTGAATTTATACCCAGCAGTAACTTAAGTAATAATCCTAGACACAGTTTTATAATTGATCCTATTGTTGTTAATAGGTATGACGAAAATATATGGGGTATTTTTCATTCTCATACAGATGAAAAGTTTGAAACTCCCTCAGAATTAGATATGTCTTTAACCGTATATCCAGATATAAAATTTATATTATTTAATAATAAAAATTTTTACATATATTGGTACGACACAGATAAAAATATTAAAAGGTACGAAAAGTTTAATGAAGATCACTGTAAATATTAATAAGCCTCTTAGAGCTTTCTTTGAGGATAGGTCTGATGTAATACTAGATGCTTCAGATTACTTTGATATATACTCTGGTCTTAAAAATATGTTTCCTAAATTTGAGAAGTTATTAAACTCTATGAAGAATACAGAGTCTAAATTTCAAGATGTAGTGTTTATTCAAGATGACAAAATTATAGACGTATCTAAATTTAAATTAATAATTAAAGAAAACTTAGAAGTATCGTTAACGCCTGTATTTTTTGGAGCAGCCCCTTCTTATACTTTTTCTAATTTATATAGTGATATAAAATCTAGTTTTATGTATCCTTTATTTGGTTTATCTACTGCTAGTACAGAGTCTTCTGACTTCGAAGGATTAGATAAAAGAATACTAGACTCATCTTTATTTGGAAGAGCAGAAGAAGTATACGCAGCAGGTATGAGAACAGAAAATGATGTATTTGGGGACTTACAAATCAATACTAATGCAAAACTGCCTATAGGACTCCACTATGGTCTTGTAAGAGTATCAGGTACTTTAATAAATAATTATACTAAAACATATAGATGTGATCCTGATGTGTTTAGAGTAAAGGATGTAATACCTTAATGGCTATTTCACCACTGACCTTATCTGTAGGGCAAAATCAAACATTTCAAAAGCAGTTAACTAAACTAAATACAGATATTCAGTTTAGTCATGTCGCTATTGGTGAAGGGCCTATATACAGAATAAATCCAAACGGTGTTCAAGATATTAGAGTAGATGGTAAGTTTATTGATGATTTAATAACTGTTAATAATGAGCCAGATCCTTATGTTTTTCAATACAAAAGTACTACTGGTAGTATTAATCAGCAGGTGCTCACTCCTTTCAGCGATGAAGTGACAAATAATTTAAGATTCTCCTCTCCTGTGGTTCTTAAGTCGGGACAGATAAAAGGTGTTGTAACGGGAGTACCTGAAGCTAATGTAATCTTTTTTCCGACTTCTGCTTCTGTAGGAGATAATCCTATAGACACTTTAGTATTTAAATTTTCTGTCGAAGAATTATACAAACAAGATACTAATAATAATTCTACTACAGGACCACAGAATCAAAGATTAGATTTAAGAATAATAGTACACGATAGAAATGAAACATCAAACATAAATAACTATATTGCTTTAGTACAACACTCTTTTACTGAAACTATTACCTTTGATACTATATTAGAAGTACCTATAAGTATACCTTCTGCTAACCAAAGTGATAATGGATATAGAGTATCAGTATTAAAAGGTTCAGATGACACTTTGGACTCTGAGATTAGTTCTGAAGTTTCTTTTTTAGGTTTTAATGAAATATCTCACGAACCTTTCTCGTACCCTAGAACAGCTAGTATAGGCTATGCTTTAAAAGCTACTGGGCTAAGATCAGATGCTGTTCTAAATTACTCTAGTTTAGTAAAAGGTCTTATAGTTAAAGTACCTTCTAATTATGATCAACCTATACTAACTAATGGGGAAGTAGACTGGAGAGAAGTAGAAGTTGATGACATAACTTCTACAGGATACGAACTTCAGTCCTCTCCAGGAATTGTTAGTTTTGATGCTAATCCTATAGTTTATAAAGGTATTTGGGATGGTACTTTTAAATATGACTGGACTCAGAACCCTGCATGGATTATATATGATTTATTAACTAATACTTCTTATGGATATGGAATACCCGAGTCTTACATAGATAAGTATAACTTTTATAAAGCGTCACAAATATTTGATGCAGTAGAGCCTGAAACAGGAAAATTTATAGGTGTTGAAACATATGCTGATGGTAGTATACGTCATAAGCCTAGAGGACAATTTACGTCTATACTAGAAGATCAAATAGGTTTATCCTCTTCTAAAGTCATAAAAGAAAGAAGGATAGTATGTGATCTTAGTGTGACAGACTCTATAGAAACTTATGAGCTTATAAATAAAATAGTTGCGTCTGCCAAAGGTTATTTAGAGATTAGTAATGATAAGATAGGATTAGTTTTAGACTATCCTAACTCCCTTCCAGAGCAAATGTTCAACGAAGTTAATTTAACAGCGATCAAATATTCAGGAAATAGAGCAGAAGACTATATAACTGCAGTAGAAGTATCTTTTAACGACGGGGCTAATAACTATAATAAAGACTTAATAAAGATATACGACCCTGATTCTGATATGCTAGAGGAAAGAGTAGCTAGTATAGATTTAATAGGCTGTTCTAGACGAAGTGAGGCTATTAGATTTGCTCAATATATATTAGCTTCTAAAAAATATGTAAAAAGAAAAGTAGAGTTTTCTACTTTTGTAACTACTTCAGATTTAACCCCTGGGACTATTGTTTCTTTATCAACTCAGACAGTAGGCTCTATATATGGGTATAATGGTATTATTCAAGATAATTCTTCGGCTAGTAGCGCTACAACAAATGTAAAACTACAACATATTTCCTATCCTCCAATTTCTAATACTATATTTGAAAGTAATACGCAACCCCTAGCCTTACGTCACTATAGTCAAGAAAGCGGTAAATCTGAGCTTTATATTATAAGCAATACTCAAGTTTCTTATGCCACTACGGGTAACGTACAAGGAGCATTATCTGGTTATGACTTTATAGAAGTTAAAGCTTTAAGTAAGTGGGATCCTTTAGTAAATACTTTTGTAGGAATTAGCACTTTCGATCCTTTTAATACTCCTAAAGAAAAAGACTTATGGGCCCTTGGAGAAATAGATCCTAATAACTACTACTCTACTAACGCTGCAAAATTATTTAGGATAGATTCTATATCTATGCCCTCTGGTGCAGAAACTAGTATTTCTGCTAGTGAATATGTGCCAAAAGTGTATATAGATAGTGAAAATATTATAAACTTTGAGCCTATACCTATTAAAACAATAGCTAATCCTCTTATAAAACCTGCCCCTCCTATATTTTCTATTAGCCCTGTTTACACCAATACAGGTGCTGGTAATCCAATTTTAAACTTTTTATTTAACGTACAAAGCAGTTCTAATATTCAAATAGCTCAAGCTTTTATACCTAGCTCAAGCTTTGTACCTGTACTGGGGGCTATATAATGGCTAATTTAAATTTCTTAGTGTCTAACACTACACCTTTTGTGGGTCAGCCTTCTGCAGCCTTATTTGGTAAGAATGGGGCTAAGTCATCTTTAGGTACTGTAAAACCTTTAGTTTTAAACACTGAATTAATTGATACTAGTATTACTTTTTCTGTGTCTAACTTACACTTAATGTATGATGATAATTTTGACTCTCACTTATTAGAGGCTAGAAATAATACACAGTTGGTAACTCTTAAAGGTCAAGCACCAGACAATCTACTTAGATACAATTTAAATATAAAATCAGCCTCTAATACTGCTGGAGCTGCAGAAAATACTGTAGGTCACGACTCTACTTTAGTAGCACTAAGCTCTAATATAACTTCTTTTAATATAAGTGCTAATACCTTAACTATAGACTATAATACTGCAGAAGTAGCAGCAGTAGTTAAAAATGCTTTATTGCCTTCTCCTTTTTATGTAGAACTTCAGCAAATAATAGAGCCTACAATATCTACTTCTAATACTTTTTTTGTGTCTGGGGATCTTAGTATACTGTCTAATACTCATAATGTTGCTGAGCAGGCAGGCGTTTTATCTTTACCTCTAGGAGTAGTGCCCCCTGCTAAAGGCTTAATAAGCACTTTTGTAAACAGTAGCTTAATTGAAGAAGAAGCCACTGAGTTTTCTTGGTCTACAGGAGACGGCTATATAGAGCATAATATAGCTTCAAGTGACTTACAGATAATTACTTCAGTAGAAAACTATTCTTCTCCTGCATTTGAAAGTAAAGACAGCATATTTATAGTTGATAATGAACAATTAAATACAATAAATTCAGTATCTTACATAGCTTCTTCTCCTACTTATAACTCTGCTCTAACTTCTTCGGACTTTTTTAAGGTAAAACTTACAGATAATATTGCTTCTTCTGTAGGTAAGACTGCTATAATGAATACGTCAGAAGACTTAATTGCAGATATTACTTCTATTGATAGTATAAATAATAAAGTAACTATTACTTATGACGATCTTAAATATGATAAAGGATATGAACTAGCAAATAATGGTATTTATATACTGGCTCCTTTTAGCTATAATGACTTTAACTCTGTAACTTTGGTAGATAGTAAGATACAAACTCCAGCTACAGCAGGTGTATTTGTATTTCAGGTATCTGCTATAAATGAGTTTAATAGATCTAGTGTTCCTATTACTCAAAGTGTAGCTACATCTTATCCTCCATTAGGACAAGTACCTGAAGACCAAGTAGTCTTATCTGAAAATTTATTTAGAGATAGAACTAAAGGTATTATGTCAAGAGTGATAGGTCAGTTTCCACATATCATAAATAGAAATGTAAAAACTTATGATATTAGTTACAAGATAGTACAGTTATCAGGATCAGATCCTCATCCCAGCGGCATGACTAATTTTACTAGTTTTATAGTAGATGCTAATGAAGCTGGTGAAGATGGTAATATTCATTTTAATATAAACAACTTAGACTTAGGACAGGCAGAAAATGTTTACTCTCTTCAAGTAAAAATTCTTCCTATAAACGGATTAATATCTGGTATTCCTGTATATAAGTCAATTACTTTATCTGGTAAATCTGCTAGACCCTTATCGCTAACTAGTTTTAATCTTAATCAGACTAACGACTCTATAGTTTTTGATATTGAATATCCTGTTGATTCACAAAATAATTTAGATGAATTAGATATTTTACATACAGAAATTAGATCTTTAAAACCAATAGTAAGTGTTAATTCTCAAAATAGTATTAATGATGCTTTCTTAAGAGGAGATAAAGTAATGCTTTTACCTCATCCTCTAAGTAGGGCAGAAATATCTTTAGATAGATTTGTTTCTGGATCTTATACTTTCTCAGCAAAAACTGTAGATACTAGTGGTAATTACTCTTTAAACGCTTTGGCTAGAAATTTACAAGTAGAAATATCTACACAAACAGATACTCTAGCTATATGGAATGAAGCAGCTCCTAATACTAATATATCCTCTTCAGTAGGTAATTACAATTATGGAGATAATGTGTTTGTAGGGGCTACAGAAGTAGATAATGGAGGTTTTGTTTATCACGTAGATCCTGTAACTTCTGTAGTATTAGGAGTAAATACTCCTTCTAGTTTAGCAGAAGATGCAAACGCATCCTCTAATGGTTTTTCATGGGCGCAAGGTCAATATCAAGGAGTAGATAGAACAGACTTGCTTATTACTTCTGCTAACTCTGTATATATAAGCCCTGTTAGAGATTTAGGTTCTGTAGTACGAGGAAACATTGTTATTTCTAGCCTAGTAAATTCTTCTTTATTAGAAAAGTTTTTAGATGTATCTCAAGACTTAATAGTAGGAGTAGCTGAGGGACACACATCAGAAGCTAATGTTTTATTTGACTCAGACTTTGCTATAGGAACAGTAGTAGGCTATAATAACTCAGAGTCTTCTTTTTCTTTCAGTAATACTCATAATACTATAACTGATGGTTCTGCTAATAATAAGGTGTTTGTAGTTGTAAATCCGGGACAAGAAGTTGTAGGCTCTATGGAGGCTGCCGATGATGTTTCTAATATACATAGTTATGCTCTTATCGCAGGCGCTATAAATACTAATGCTATAGAACTAAGTGCTGTATACTATGCTAATGGAAAACCTGTACCTACAGGAAATGCTACAAATAGTACTGCTCTTTCCAATATAACTCAGTCTGGAAGCAGCTATAAATTAGTAGATATGAATCAGTTTATAGATGCTTTCGGAACTAGAGATTTTTCTCCTGATGTAGAAGTATCTAAGAATGTTTATGTAAGATTCTCATCTTCAAATGTTTTTGAGGCTTCTGATAATGTTTCTTCTAAACCTCATGGAAATGTCAATGTTTCTCTATTTGATGAGGGAGATGATGATGAAAACTGGCAATCAAACTATTTTGGTTTAAGACGTTTTAGGTACTTTCAAGTTAAAACGGAGTTTGATATAAATGATTATGGAGACTCAGCAAATACTTTTATAGATGAATTAAACTATGAAGTCAGAGGCATAAAAAAAGAATTTACAACAGTTGTAAGCTCTACTAATAAAATTCAAGGAAACTTAGTAGTGGACTATAGCAGTGCAGAATTTTTTAGAATACCTACGGTGTTTACTCAAGTACTATCTACTAATACCAGCCTTATATCTAGAACTAGCGATTTGACAAATGAAAGTTGCAATGTTACTATATTTAATACGCAAAACGGGAATATTGTTGACGATCCCGATATTGAAATAACAATTTCTGCTACAGGAGCATAAAATGGCCATAACTACTTCAAATACTTTTCATACAGCTGCTATCTCTGACACTATATCTAGTGCTAGAGGTTACTGGAATTCTAGTTTTCAAGCTCTGTTAAGAAATTTTAATAGCGCCAACGCTACTCCTAATGCTAATAACTTAAATTTTGAAGGAGCCCTTACTACTGAGCCTGATGGTATGTTATATTATAACAACACTACGGGAGGTATGTACTTACACACTACTAAGTTTGGTCAAGGTCCTTATGGAAATTTTAGAAGAGCAGGACTAGGTACTAGACCTTATACTACTGTAGCTGCTGCTGCTTTAGATAGTGCAGCCTTAGATCCAGGAGAGCTAATAGTAGTAATTAATGATACAGGAGGAACTGCTGCAAATAACAGAGTTTACTTAGTATCGGATGATAACAAACATTTAATAGATGTAGGAATACCTACAACTGATGGAGTTATATCTAATAATACTATAGTTTCTAAAAGTATTACGGGAAATGAAATAGCTGATAATGCTATCACATCTGATCATATAGCTCCTGGAACCGTAATAGAAACAGATTTTGCAGATGAGTCTGTTACAGATAGTAAGTTAGACTCTTCTTTAGTTATGTTAGGCATGGTGCTATAATGTTTTCAAAAGTTTTATTTGGATTTTTGTTAGCTAGTCTTACTGCTTCTGGATTTTTATTTTGGCAAAATAACGTCTTAAAAGAGAATCTAGTGAAAATAGAAGCAGTTTATGAGCGTCAAAAAACGACTATTTTAGAAATGGAAAAAAGTTTTTCAACTTCTGTGGAAGAAAATTCAAAACTACAAAAAGCTTTAACAGCACAAGAAACTGCTATAGATAGTTTACGAAAGACACTTACTAAACATGATCTTACTAAGATAGCAAAGTCTAAACCAGAAATATTAGAAAAGAAGATAAATGATGCGACTAATGAATTGCTCAATGATATTACCTCTTTTACTAGTGACTAGTTGTGGTATAATACCCAGAGAAATAGAAGTAATTGAGACAGAAATAAAAACTCCAATTATTTTTCAGGAGGCTCCTAAAGCAGTGGAGACCTATCCTATAAACTTTAAAGTTATAAATGAAAATAATTTAGAACAGTTTTTAGCAGAAATAAGATCTTTAGAGGGAGAAGTAGTTTTTATAGCTCTAGATGTTAGAGATTATGAAAAGTTAGCTCTAAATACTCAAGATCTTGTTAGATACATAAAACAACAAAAAGAAATAATAATTTACTATGAAACACTATTAGAAGGGGATTAAAGTGTTAATTTAATATACTACTTTAAATAATATCTATTATTTAAGTAACACGGAGGCAGTTTAAATGATAGACCCAATAACGGCTATTACTGCAGCTACGGCTGCATTTAATGGGGTAAAAAAGCTTGTGGCTGCTGGTCGAGAAATAGAAGATGTAGTAGGCCAGCTCGGTAAATGGTACGGAGCAGCTGCAGATTTAAATCGAGCAGAAGCTCAACGTAAAAATCCACCAATGTTTAGTAAACTATTCAATGGTGGATCAATAGAAGAAGAAGCTCTAGGAATAATAGTACAAAAGAAAAAACTAGAAGAGCAAGAGAAACAACTACAAGACTTGTTAAATATACGATTTGGCTTTGGTACTTGGAAAGAGATGGTAGAGCTTCGTAGAAAAATTAAAAAGGAAAGAGAAGAAACTCTTTATAAGCAGCAAGAGAGAAAAGCTGCTTTTTTTGAAGGGCTTCTTTTAATAGGGTTAATAGCTTTAGGAGCGGGTATAGTAGGTATAACTACTTTTTTAGTGGGTACTGGCGCTGGTTGGTGGTAATATGGCCACTGGTCTACACTACTCTAACTATGATTTTTATAGATAATCAACCTCCTTCAACCTTAGTAAGAGTATGTAGATATCAACATCCAGAATTAGTATGGAACACAAGACAATACTGGATATGGGAGTGGCAAACTTGTCCTCTCGGAATTATTAGAAATAAATAATTTCAAAGGAGAACTACATATGGCAGCTGCAAAAACACTGCAACCTGATTCTATTTTTGCGGAACTAGACGCAGATGGAGACGGTATAATCACAGACGAAGAAATGTCTCGTGCAAAAGAAATAGCAGAATTTGAACATAAACGTAATATGCAAGAAAACGAAGATAAAAAAGAAGATCAAATAAGGGCTATGGCCTGGTTTGCTCTTTGGGGTATGCTACTGTATCCTATCTTAATATTAGCTACTTCTTTTTTAGGAGTAAAAGATGCTGCACAGTTAATAGGAGATATAGCGCCTACTTATTTTGTAGCTATTGCCGGACTAGTTGCTGCATTCTTTGGTGCTCAGGCATATTCAAAAGGAAAAACTAGTACAGATAAAAAATAAAAAGGAGACAACAATTGGAAAATAAATATCAAAAATGGATAGATATGGCTACTGCTGTAGATTCTTGGAGAATATTTCCTAGACTGTTTATCACTACTTATATTTACTTATTATATAAAGTGGTTGTATGGTACATGGGAATAGAGGATCCTACTATGGAGCAATCAGGTTTAGTAAGTATAGTAGTAGGTGCGGGGGCTGCATGGTTTGGCCTATATACCGGATCAGGAAAAAGTAAATAAAAAAAATAAATATTACTGTAGCAGACTTAGTACTGTTTATAGTAATTTTTATTGTATGGTTAGATACTTCTTGGTTAGATATAACCTACTCAAAGTATGTGCTTAAAATACAAGACTTTGTTGAGAGTATTTTTCCTTTTCTATCATTTTTATTATATTAAACTAAAAAGAGGGCGTAAGCCCTCTTTTTTTATACCGCTTCTCGTATCATTGAGAAATAGTTTCGTGAGTAATAACTTTCTAACTCTTTATAACTTCCTAACAATTTTCCATTCATATAGATACAAGGAGAATAATTCAATCCTTTTGATATAGCTTCTTGAGCAGTAGACTCGCTATGAGTTTGATGATGTATATGCTCTTCTCCATGTTCTCTTAGCAATTGTAGTGCTTTTTGTGACCAATCACAGTTAGGTATAGATACCATACTCCAAACTACTTTTTTTGAGTTATCTTTCAGCCAGCTTGCTGGCTTAGGCGGAGACGGGATAGTCTCTTCCTTTTGTACAGATATAGGTTTCTTAACGGGATTAGGTTTATTAGTAGGTTTAGTTGTAGTAGTAGGTTTTTCTGCCATAATTAACTCCTTTAATGTACTATACCTAGAATATCAGATTCTTTTACTATTAGTAGATCCTCTCCATCAATAGTTACTTCTGTGCCTGACCACTTACCAAACAAGATAGTATCTCCAGTAGAGACAGAGAGGGGTACTAATTCCCCATTATCTTTTCTTATTCCCTTACCACAAGCCACTACTGTGCCTTCTGCAGGCTTTTCTTTAGCGCTTTCAGGAATTATAATACCTCCGGAAGTAG